GCCTTTTTCCGGAAGCACTGCCAGGCGAAGCAAAGTTGCTCCAGCGAATACAGGTCGACCACCTGTAGCACGCGGGCGGCGACCAACTGTCGGCCGAGAGATTTCCACATCTCGGCACCATCCATGTTCAGGTGCTGCGGTGCATCAGGGAAGTCATCAATCAGGTCGAACTCTGGCGCGTCAGTGACCTCCCGATCTGGGCGCGTTGTACCGGCCAAAACCTTGAGGTGCGGCGCCGTCGGCTTCCGTCCTCGGGTCATTTGCGTATCCTTAATTTCAGAAAGCTAATTTTGACGGCGCGAAAAAAAGGCTCGGGCGCGGTCTGGAAGGGCAAAGCTCCAGACTATTGACCCACCCCTGCCCATCGAGAACCCCTATCGACCCATCCCATTTGAGAACCTTTCTCAACGCCGACGAACGGTGTCACCCGCGCGGGCTTCTGCCGTGCTACACATCAACCCTGGCTGATCGTCTGACGTTCCCGAAGCCGCCATCCTCTGTAGCTGTCTTCACCGAATGGCAGGTGTGACACAGGCCTTGCCAGTTCGACCGCTCCCAGAACAGCACCATGTCGCCTCGGTGAGGGATGATGTGATCAAGGTCGGTCGCCACGGTCACACGACCGGCAGCCTGGCAATGCACGCAGAGAGGATGCTTTCGCAGGTAGCCTGCTCTCGCCTGCTGCCACTTGTAGTCGTAGCCACGCGAGGCGCTGGTGCCGCGCTGCTGTTCGGGTGGAAGGTGTTTCGGGGTGACTGGTGCGGACGGCTTATGTCGCTGCGGCCTTACAGGCACGGAGAGCCATCGAGGTACGTGGGCACATCGCGCTCGCGTTCGACAACCTCTTCACCCGGCTGGAGACCATCAGCGGTCAGTAGCTGATTCGTCTCGCGCTTGCTCTGTGCGATCTGCGTCAGCAGTTCGGTCTGCTTCATCTGCTCGGCCAGGATCTGGCTTAGCAATGAGTTGCTGTGCTCGTTCATATGCGATGGTGCTCCACTTCTTAAGCCAGGCTCGACGCTGTTCGCAGCCGCTGCATGCCATGGTTGTCGCCTCACTGAACGACGCATTCGGGCCAGATGCCCTGGGCGAATGCCAGGGCTCCAGCGTGGTCGTGGTCTTCTTGCATGATCATCGGGAATGTTGGATAGCCTGGCGCTGTGACTGACCAGGACTTTTTCACTTGCTCTTGCTGCGTACGATCTGGGCGTCCACCTGATCGGCGCATGTGTCCAGCAGGTTCACCGCCCGATCCTTCAACGCCCATAGGTCACCATTGAGAGCAAGGTCATCTTCACTCTCAGTGATCCGCTCACACGGGATCAGCTCAGGGGGTTCGAGCCTTACTGCTGTTGTCTTTGTTACCACTGGCTGCGGGCTTCCCGCGCAGGCCGTCAGGCAAAGGCTGATCAGCCCACTTGCGAACAGCCGGGCTTTTGCGCTTGAGATCATCAAAGTCTTTCCTTGCCTTCAGGGCTTTCTGTTCGCTGTCTTTGAGGCGCTTATTCAGATCGGCCTGATAGTCGGCGTTGCGCTTGGCCTCGTCGCGGAGGGTGGTGATGGTGGCCTGGCTAACCTTGTTGGCTTCAATCGCCTCGTTCTTACTCTTGGTCTCTACCGTGAGCGTGCCTTCAAGCCCGAGAAACCGGTACTGCTGAAACCCGATTAGCAGCAGCGCGACAAGGCCAACGATGAATGCAGCTGCAAAAGCCTTCATACCGCATCCGCCTTGCGCCCAAGGAAGCGCGTTACCAATTCACGAATGGCCGTTACACCAAGGAATCCAATACTGCCGCCGGCGGCTACGGAAAGACTCGGCGGCCACTCCATCCACTCGATGACGCTCGATGCAACGAGGCTGAGCGCGCCGCAGATCAGGGCTTCAAGAATGATCCGGCTCTTGCTGGTCTCTTTCGCGTCGTACAACACGCGAAGGAACGAGATAAGGACCGCCATAATTGCGCCCTGCCAGAGTGGATTCGAAAGGGCGACCCAGAGCGCAGCCCATGTATCTGGCTTTTCAGGCATGTTTGGCATCCGGTGTCCTCCCTTTCTGGGAGTGAATTAGATCGGCCCCAACGGCACTCCCAGCTTGGAGCAATGGGTGTGGATGAGCCGAAAACGAAAAAGCCCCGGCAAATGCCGAGGCTCAAGGGACTGTAGAAAGCAGAAAGCCCGACTCTAGGGTCGGGCTTTGCTCGCGGAAAAACCGCAAAGTAATGAAAAATATATAGATGGGGACCGGGGATGTCAACTAATCATTGCGTAGGCTTTGGCTTGGCGCCATCGATTATAATTGCTGGCCTGATAGGACCAAGCCCCTTTAGCACGAGAGGTTTCGGTAATGTTTTAGTCTCCACCAGCTCAAAGCCAGGGCCAACCTCTTGGCCGTGCAACTCAGCAAGCAATACAGTGTTACCGTAGATCGCTAAAGCCACGCGATCACCAGAGACCCAATATTCGGTTTGATTTTCCGCCTTCTTTATCCCGGCAGCCACATAGCCCATGGAAAAGAAGAAGACTGCGGAAACGATGAACACCCAATTCCTTACTGAGTTTTCGTATTTTTCGGCCCCAGACTTAGGGATTGGAGCAGGCTTTTCCTGTTCATTTCCAAGGTCGGGCGCGCCAGCGCTAACAACAATTGCCACAGCAGCACACAAGGCTGCGACTATGCCGAATCCCCATTTTATTTTCTCGTTCGTAGCTATGACAGCAACCGTTCCGGCGACATACCCAATGACACCGCAAGCCATTCTTATTTGGTGTATCGGAGTAGCATGTTTCATTCCGCCCAAGAGAGTCATAACGACAGCAGTGAGAATGATGCCAGGGTGGATTGTCTCAACTACAGGCAATATCCCGAATGAGGTCAGCTGAATAAACTCTACCGGAGCGCCAAAGTGTCTTAGCCTCCCACCTTCATAAAGCGCATAGAGCAAATATGAGATCGGACCAAACAGCGTCACTATTGAAACTATGATTTGCGAGAGCTTATTTCCGTCAGACATCGATTCCCTTCCTGTAAAAGCTGCGCTAGCTCGCTGCTGGTCGCCACAATCCTTACGCCGCGAGTCGACGAAACTCTAAAGCGCCATCAATCCATGCTACACCAGCTTTCCATAGCTGCCGGGTCTTCTCTTCACCGAATCCTAGTCGCTTGCCCACCGCTACGAGGGCTGTGTCGCGCGACGTGTAGTAGCCGATGATCACATACCCTGACTCTGGGTACCGATTGCGAAGGCGCCCTACAAGGCCATCTATAAGCAATGCTTCATCGTCAGTGATCATGGGGTCCGCAATATCGTTTTCACGTGACGCGCAGCACGACACACCGGAACCGAGGACGACCCAACGTCCCCAATGTTCGAGCAAATTTTCAACACTGCGTTCTTGGCTGTAAGTTGTCATCGCTCAATCCCCTGTGTAGTTCGACCCGCCTGCACCCAAGCGGTTGTTCTGTTCGTATTGCTGCTGCGGGCCTGACTGCTGATCGGCCAAAGCCAAATCGCGCTCCAAGGCCCGAAGCTTCATGCCCAGTTGCAGCACCAGATCAGCCAGCGGCAGCGCCTCGCCCGTTTCCGCGCAGACCCAGCCCGATGCGTTACAGGTGGCGCATTCCAGTTGGTGGAACATGCCCATGCGAAGACCGCTGCCGCGACAGTCGTAGCAGGCCCGGAGCGGCTTCATCACCTTGCGAAAGGCTGGGCCGTGGGACTTCTTCATCGATCCCCCAGCAACACACGATTGAGCTGATAGATGTCAGTCAGGGGCGGTTCGTGGCGAATACGCACGACATTGCCACCAATCAGAATCACGTCCAGATAGATGTTCGGCCCCATATAAACGAAGGTCGTGTCACTGACCTTGGCCGGATCTATGACCGTGCCGGAGATCGATGGCGGCGATGAAAGACGCAGCTCAATATCCGCGTGCGGCGTTTGATCGTCACCCTCGATCCACATCACGTCGGCGACTTGGTACTGAGCGTCCTCAACCATCACGCTTTCCCCAATTCGAGGTGGCGGGCCGGTGTAGCGACAAGCGATCAAGTCTTCAGCGAGGTAGTAATGAATCGCTATTTCCTGCATTTTTAAACCTCGCCTATGGTGGTGTTGGCAACTGCGCCAGAGGCCACGCCATCCGTGGGCTGTAGCTGATTATCAGAATCTTCGAATCTAAAGCCGGTCAATGCGTGAATGAGGCCGAAGCCCTTCCCGTCTAGATGGGCGTTCCATTTGATCAGGGCATCACGCTTGCGGGCCATCACACCGGACTGGACGTAAACCTTCACGTTGTGGCCCATGGCGTGGTTGATCAGCAGCTCACCAATCAGGTGGTCAATGCCGATATCTGCCCAGCAGGTGCGAGCCAGCTTGCGAAGGTCATGGCTGGTCCACTCGCCCTTCCCTACCCGAGCAAACACGGCACTTGCACGGCCTTCGCTGAGACCTGCACCGCCACTTCCGGGAAACAGGAACTGCCCGTCATAGCCACCGGCCTGCTGTTTGTCGCGGTACCAGATCAGCAACTGTCGCACCTGGTCTGTCAGTGGCAGATGGTGCTCGACACCGGTCTTGGTGTTCTCGCTGGGAATGAACCACTCGCGCTCGGCCAAGC